TTATATTGTTGGGCAGGCGCAGTTGCGCGACGACGAACCCAATCAGGACACGAGAGCCTCGGCGTTCATGAGCAAGTTCATTGCGCAGATGATCTCTATTCAGTCGTGAGGATTAAATGGCGACCGCTGACATCAATAGGCTGATGGATCAACTGCGTGTCCGCCTGCCGGGCGCGCTGGACGCTACCATCCGCCTCGAACTCTTCGCCACGATGGACGAGTTATTCCAGAACTCGAATATTTGGCATGAAGACATCGAGATCAGCGCAGTCCCCGGCACGACTGAATATCCGATTGTTTCTAGTGAAGACGGACTGGTCCATCGTCTGATCGGCGTCTACAACAGCGAGCAGATTCCTGTGCGCGCCAGCATGGGCGTGCCGGGCATTATTAACCTTTATGAAGACCCCGCTGTCGCCGATACGCTGACCGTCCGTGTCTCCATCACGATCACTGATCCAGAAGACCCAGAAGGCTATCCTTATCTGCCCGATTGGGTAATGCCGCGCTTCGCTCTCGACATCGTAGACGGCGTGCTCAGCCGTATGATGAGCCAGCTTGCGAAGCCGTATTCCAATCCGCAGATGGCTATGATGCACCAGCGCCGCTGGCAGCAAACCATCAAACGCGCAAAGACCGAAATCACTCACGGCAACTTATACCGTGGGCAGAACTGGGGCTTCCCCGCGCAGTTCACTCGCCGCCGTACCGCCGCTGTCGTTGGCCCCATGGGTGGCGGTGGTGGCATTGGCCCCGAAGGTCCGACTGGCCCTATGGGGCCGACCGGACCTGCTGGTGGCCCGACTGGCCCTGCTGGCGTCGCTGGTCCGACTGGCGCGACTGGCCCTTCTGGCACTGGGCCGACCGGTCCTACGGGCGCGTTTGGTCCGACTGGCCCTGCTGGTGGTCCGACTGGCCCGACTGGTACGTCTGGCACGTCGACCAGCCTCTTTCTGTTTCAGGCTAACGACGCAGCTACGAGCGGTTACCCCGGCAATGGATACGTGCTGTGGAATAACGCTACGCAGACGTCGTCTACGCAAATCAACATTAGCCACCTGACAGACAACGGTATCGACGTCGATATTTTCTTGTCTCTCTTGGCGGTTGGTGAGCGGATCATCCTTCAGGACCAATCCGCCAGCGCGAACTTCCAAACGTGGCAGATAAGCGGCGCGCCTAGCGTTGTTAATTCTGGGCTACCCAATGCTTATTGGACGTACCCAGTCGTTCTCGTGGACTCTGGCGGTACGGGGTCTACTGGCTTCTCGTACGGTCAACCGCTGTTCGTCGCGTTGATCGCGGGCGCAGTTGGCCCGACCGGCGTTGCCGGTCCGACTGGCCCTACCGGTCCTACTGGTGACTTTGGTCCAACTGGTCCCACGGGCGCTGCGTCTACGGTGGCTGGTCCGACTGGCCCCACTGGTATGGGCGCTACTGGCCCCACGGGCGCTGCATCCACTGCGCCCGGTCCGACTGGCCCTACCGGCCCTATTGGTGGAACGGGCGCTACCGGTATGACCGGTAACACGGGTCCGACCGGCGCTACGGGCCTTACTGGTCCGACTGGCCCGACTGGCGCTACTGGGGCGATTGGTCCGACCGGTGTTGCTGGCCCGACCGGTGCTACCGGTCCGACCGGCGCTACTGGCCCGACTGGTGTTGCTGGCCCCACCGGTCCTACTGGTGACATCGGCCTCACTGGTCCGACAGGACCGACTGGAGTTATTGGACCCACTGGTTCTGGTGGGCCGACTGGCCCCACCGGGGCGGCGTCTACCGTCGCAGGTCCGACCGGACCTACAGGTGCTACTGGCGCAGTTGGTCCCACTGGCCCCGGTGGCGCGCTTGCCAGCTACGGCTCGTTCTATAGCGATGCAGACCAGACTGCTCTTATTAGCGCGCCAACACCGATGACGCTGAACAACACAGCGGGGGCGGTTAACATTTCCGTTGTGTCTGGCTCGCGAATCACTTTCGCGGCTGGTGGTACGTTTGATCTTCAGTTCTCTGCTCAATTCCATAACCTCGGCGGCGGCGGTTCTGGGCAGACGGTCAATATCTGGTTTAGGAAGAACGGTTCCGATATTCCAAATTCGGATACCAAGTTAGTTGTTCCCAGCAGCGCGCCTTACGTTGTTGCGGCTTGGAACTATCTCGATACGTATGTCGCTGGTGATTATGTTGAACTTATCTGGATGACAGATAACGCCAACATTATCATCGAGCATGAGCCGATTGGCGTTTCTAATCCTGCTATTCCGTCGCTCATCGTCACACTCACGCAAGTCATGTACTTGCAGATTGGCCCGACTGGTCCGACCGGCGCTGTTGGCGCTAGTGGACCGACTGGCCCCACCGGTTATATGGGCGTTGATGGCCCGACTGGCCCGACCGGTGTTGCTGGTCCGACTGGCCCCACGGGCGACATCGGTCTGACCGGCCCGACCGGTGCTGCTGGTCCCACTGGCCCCACGGGCGACATCGGTCCGACTGGTCCTACAGGGTATATGGGTGTCGATGGCCCAACTGGCCCGACCGGCGTTGCTGGCCCGACTGGTCCTACTGGCGACATTGGCCCGACTGGCCCCACTGGCGACATCGGTCCAACTGGTCCGACCGGCGTTATTGGTCCCACTGGGCCTACTGGGGCAAACGGCCTTGATGGCCCGACTGGTCCGACTGGCGCTGCGTCTACTGTTGCTGGCCCAACCGGGCCTACCGGCGATACCGGCGCTATTGGTCCGACTGGCACCGCTGGTGCTGTTGGGCCTACCGGCCCGACCGGTACGGTTGGCCCGGCTAACTACACGCGCACGGCTTACACGGCGACTGGTGGGCAGACGACGTTCTCTGTTACTTACACGCCGCCGAGCATCCAAGTGTTCGTCAACGGCGTGCTGCTCAATGGGTCTGACTACACCGCTACCAGCGGCACAGACGTCGTGCTCGCAGCAGCATGCACCGCTGGCGACATAGTAGAGTTCATCTCACTCAACGTAAGTGTTCTAGGTACTTCTGGTCCAACTGGACCCACTGGCGCGACTGGCCCCAACACGATTACTGTTGGTACGACTACGATCACCAGCGGCACTTCTACACGGCTGCTTTACGACAACGCTGCGGTTGTTGGCGAAACAAGTGGCATTACTACAGACGGCTTAAAACTCACGCTGGCTGGCACGTCTGCCTCGCTGGCGGCGCTTCTGACAAATATGTCGGAGATTGCTACGGTCTCTGCTACGTCAGCTACCGGTACGGTCACGTACAATATCACTTCACAGTCAGTGCTGTACTACACTGCGTCAGCATCTAATAACTGGACGATTAACTTCCGTGCAAGCGCCGGAACAACTTTAAATACAGCGATGGCGACAGGGCAAGCAGTCACCGTTGTCTTTCTAGCTACTAACGGCGGAACCGCGTTCTACAACAACGTAGTGCAAGTTGATGGTTCTGCGGTCACACCGAAATACCAAGGTGGGACGGCTTGGACTGTAGGCAATGCGAACAGCGTTGATGTCTATGTCTACACTATCATTAAGACAGGCAACGCCGCTTTCACGGTCTTGGCGTCTCAAGTTAAGTACGCATAAGAGGGGCTGATGCCTAGTATCATTTCTTTAGCAAGCGGCTCGGCGCAAGGTTATGGCTTTGCCGCACCCCCTGACGCGCGTGTATACGTCGAAGATGTGTTTTCGACTTATACGTATATAGGCAATAGTGGTACCCAGACTATTACCAATGGGCTTGACCTCCTGAATAAAGGTGGCCTTGTTTGGATTAAAAATAGAACAAACACCGGCGGTTGCGGCCACGCATGGACCGATACCGCTCGTGGTCCCGGAACGGGGGCGACAACTGTTGCGACAAACATTATCGCCTCTAATTCAACTGCTGGTACTGGCGGCGGCGTACCAAATTCTTCAGACTACCTTAGCGCGTTTACCGCAAGTGGGTTCACTGTTACCGCTTCTACCGGCAGCAATAACGCCACTCGTATAACTAACCGAGCATCAGACAGGTATATCTCGTGGGCGTTCGAAAAGCGCCCTAAGTTTTTTGATATTGTTACTTATACTGGTACCGGTGCTAACCGTACTATATCGCATAATTTAGAGTCTGTTCCGGGTTGTATAATAATCAAACGCCTCGATGCATCATTTGCATGGAATGTTTATCATCGTAGTATGGGGGCTACTAGGTACAACGTACTTAATACAACAGCAGCGTCAGTCGTCGACGCTACGCGTTGGAACAATACGACACCAACTGCTACTCAGTTTAGCCTCGGTACAGCGGCTACAGTTAACGCGTCTGGAGGCAGTTATGTAGCTTATATCTTCGCGCATGACGCAGGCGGGTTTGGGGTTTCTGGTACCGACAACGTCATTTCATGCGGGAGTTTTACTGGTCCAAGCGCGACGGTGACTCTTGGGTACGAACCCCAATGGGTTCTCGTGAAAAGTTCAACTTTGCTCGACAACTGGATTGTGTACGACACGGTTCGCGGGCTTACTGGCGTTTCGACGGGGGCAAATACAGCTCTGTATCCGTATACTGATCTTGCCGACGCCGCTGTTTCGGCTAATCCAATTATAACTTCGACGGGGTTTACCGCTACTGGAACAAGCGGGGAAACGTATATTTATATTGCTATTCGTCGTGGCCCGATGAAAGCACCGACGAGTGGGACAAGTGTTTACTCTCCTATTGCTTATACGGGCGATAACGTCGCAAATAGGCAGATCAACACGACTATCACACCAGATTTGTCTATTATTAAAGCCCGTTCAGCAGGGGCTCTAGTTCCTTTATGGGCGGATCGCCTGCGTGGGCAAGCAGTCATTTATTCTTCGGCTACGGCTGCGGAAGTTAATCCGGTAACTGGGCTTTCCGGCGGCGGTCAGGTAATTGATACTAGCGTTCAGACAGGCATAAAGTTACTTCAAGGTACTGCCAACCTTAACAATATTAACTATCTCTTGGACTACGCGAGCTGGAATTTCAATCGTGCTTGGGGGGTCTTTGACACTGTTTGCTATACTGGTAATGGCGCGACTAGGACGGTTTCTCATAATCTTGGGCAAACTCCAGAACTTATGATATTCAAAAGCCGTAGCCTTGTCTCAAATTGGCGTGTTTACTCCGCAGCAATTTGGGGTACCGGTGTTGGAGGTACGCCCAATTTTGATATGCTTACTCTAAACGCGAATAGTGTGGCAAACATAAACAACGCCACACTAAGCAGCACCCAGCCCACAGCGTCAGTTTTTACGCTTTCGAGCGCTAACGATGTGAACGCGGTTGGGAGTACTTATATTGCCTACCTGTTTGCGACTCTATCGGGTGTAAGTAAAGTAGGTAGCTATGTCGGTACAGGCACGACTAACCAGATTAACTGCGGCTTCACCGGCGGCGCTCGTTTTGTGATGATTAAGCGTGCCGACAACACAGGCGACTGGTACGTTTGGGATAGTTCTCGTGGCATTGTTGCTGGCAATGACCCGTATCTACTTCTAAACTCTACGGCTACAGAAGTAACCAGCACGGATTACATCGACACCTATTCCGCAGGGTTCGAGATCAGCTCAACAGCAACGGCTGAAATCAATGCCAACGGCGGCACCTTTATCTTTCTAGCAATCGCATGAGGCATGTCATGGAAGTGCGTGTTAGGTCTACTGGTGCCGTGATGTTCGAAGACCAGCTTCGCCGCTGGCTTTTAGAGACGGGTGGCCCGTCTTACGGCACGCTGACCCCCGAGGTCATGGAAGCGATTGGCGTGGACCCTGTATTCGAGGGCGCGCAGGCAACTGGCGGCACCGTTTATCAGTATTCCATGCGTCAGGGCGTTGAGCAGCAGGCTGACGGCAAGTGGTATTCCAAGTACGTCCTCGGGCCGATCTTCGTGGACAATGAGGACGGTACCGCCGCGCAACAGGAAGCAGCCTACAAGGCGCAGAAGGACGCCGAGCAGGCAGTTATCGTTCGGGCAGACCGAAATAAAAAGTTGTCTGATTGTGACTGGACCCAGCTTGCTGATGCGCCTGTAGACGACCTTGCGTGGGCTACTTACCGGCAGGCTCTCCGTGATATACCTAACCAAGAAGGCTTCCCTTGGAATGTTACTTGGCCGACTGAGCCGGGAGTTTAACGATGACGATCCCTCGCGACCTATCCAACCTTGCGCCGGGAGCGAATACGTCCGGTGTTTTACAGCCGTCTAAAGGTGGCACTGGCTTAACATCGCCGGGTTCAAACGGAAATGTTTTAACCAGCAACGGTACGGCGTGGGTGTCTTCTGCTCCGGCAAGTAGCGGAGCTATGACGTTCATATCTCAGGTTGTTGCTAGTAATAGCGCAACCGTCGGGTTCACTGGACTTTCCAACTCTTACAATACTTACTTGATGACGGTCTCTGGGTTGAAACCCGCTAGTGATAGGCCGAACATTTGGGTAAAGTTATCGACTGATAACAACTCTACTTTTGTTACTAATCTTGAAACGCAGGTGCAGCAGGTTCGCGCCACTAGCGCCCAGTACGGAAATCTAAACGCCACTGATACTGGCTATTTTACTCTTGGAAGTTTTGCTTCTACCCCCGCAGGGCATGAGGGCAGCGGGTTTATGTACATCTATAACCCATCTAGCACGACAGCAACAAAGACCGTGTATTCTGTTATTTCTGGGTTTGATAAGAACTCAGGAACGGAAAGTATGACTTTTGCGGCGACGACCTACCCAACCGTAGGAACGGCGATTAACGGCTTTAGGATCGAGTGTAGTACAGGTAATATAACTTCTGGTGTGTTCCGTTTGTATGGGATCAACTAACATGCCTAGACATCACATGACGCCGGATGGGCCTGTACCTTTTTCCGCATCCGAGGAGGTCGAATGGGACGCGCGCGAAGCATTTGCTTCCGAAGAATTGCGACTTAGAAATCTAAACGACTATCAAATCAAACGAGCTATCGAGTATCCAGATTTTAAGGACTATCTTGATGGCGTAGTTAAACAAGATCAGGCGCAGGTCAATTCTTATACAGCCGCGTGTTTAGCTGTGAAGGCTAAATATCCTAAACCTGTGTAAGCGCTAACAAGAGGTTTGCATGCCGTTTAGCTCTCAGTCTGGCAAAGCCAGCATCAAATGGGTTATGTCCAAAATTCCGCAGCCTGAAACTGCGCTGGACATCGGAGTCGGCGAGGGCACATACGCCAAACTTTTCCCAAAACTCAAATGGACGGGCGTCGAAATTTGGGAGCCCTACATTGAGAAGCACGGTCTGAGCAGCCTGTATCCTGATCTGCATATTGCGGACGCTCGTGAGTGGGACACTGACCGCAAGTACGATGTCTGTTTCCTTGGCGACGTGCTGGAGCATATGGCACAAGAGGAAGCTAAAACACTCCTTGATAAAGCTCGTCGGTGGGCCGACACGGTCATCGTTAGTATTCCGATTGGTAAGTACCCGCAGGGTGAGTTTGAGGGCAACCCGTACGAAGCTCACGTTAAAGACGACTGGTCCGATGCCGAAGTAAAGCGGTGTTTCGGCCAACCTACGTGGTCTGCGGTTGATAACGAGATCGGCGTTTACGTCTACTCCAAACATCAAATCAAGCTAACGTATTGCGTTTACGCCATCAGCAAAAACGAGGAACAATTTGTTCGCCGGTTCTGCGAGTCTGCTAAAGAGGCTGATCTTATCCTCATTGCTGACACTGGAAGCACTGATCGAACGGCTGACCTTGCCCGCGAGTGCGGCGTGCAAGTGCATGACATTTACATCAACCCTTGGCGTTTTGACCTTGCTCGTAATGCTGCTCTTGCTCTCATACCTCGCAACATTGATATTTGCATTTCGCTGGATTTAGACGAAGTTCTCGAACCCGGCTGGAAGGCAAACATCGAAAAGGCTTGGGTGCCCGGTAAGACTACGAACCTGTGGTACTACTTCGACTGGGGCCACAACATTCGGTTCCCCTACCGGAAAATTCATAGCCGCCATGGATACCACTGGCATCACCCCTGCCACGAAGACCTGCGGATCGACGGGCGCGTAGAGCATGTTACGGCGTGGTGCAATCAGCTCCTCGTGAGCCACCATCCCGACCCGACTAAGAGCCGGGGGCAGTACATGGAGATGTTGGAAGTGGCGGTCAAAGAGGACGCCACCGACCCGCATCACTACTTCTACTACGCCCGCGAACTGACCTTCTATCGTCGGTGGGACGAGGCCAAGAAGGCGTTGACGACCTATCTAGGCATGAACGCTGCCAGCAACCAGAACGAGCGTTGTTACGCCATGCGCCTTATGGGCAAATCCTACGCTGAGACTGGTGATACGGCGCAGGCCGAGAAGTGGTACTACATGGCTGCTGGCGAGGCTCCTAATACCCGCGAGCCGTGGTGCGAACTGGCTATGCTCATGTATCGCCAGAGCCGCTGGGAGGAGTGCTTCGCCGCCTCGATGCGGGCGTTGAAGATCAAAGACAGGCAGCTTGTCTATACCTGTGACCCCGCCGTTTGGGGGCACTGGGCGCACGACCTAGCCAGTATTGCAGCGCACCATCTTGGACTGAAGGATATAGCTATTGAGCAGGCGAAGTTAGCCGTGGACTTAGCGCCCGACGACCTTCGCCTCCGCCGCAACCTGCGGTATCTTACGGACGCCGTTAAGGATTCAGAGGAAAGCGAGCCATGGGCATCCGAGACGAAGCCGCTAAGCAAATAGCCGATGGCGTTTCGATCATTACGGTCGTCGGGACGTTGGCGGGTATCCTGCCCGCCGTTGCGGCTTTATTCACGATTATCTGGACGGGCATCCGCATCTACGAGACGGACACCGTGCAGAAATGGCTCGGTAAGTAGTGGCTCGCGCGGTAAAGAAACCCGTCAAGCGCCCGACGCGCAAGGCTACTGAAGTACGCACAAAGATTGTTAAGTTTAAGGCGGAGATCGAACCCGCCGCCCCTCCCCCTAAACCCCCCGGCGGACCTCTCGATAAGGCGCTCGACCTCGTTAAATGGGTCGATTCCCCCTTCAAACTTCTAACCATCATAATCCTCGGCGTTCTCGGTTTGATCGGCTATTTGGTCTATTCACACCAAGATAAGCTGGTCGCTTCGCTCACGGCTCGGGAAACGATGCCGGAGCTTTTGGCTGACGAGCGACTGTCGTCCCTGTCTCGTGACTTACTGCGCGACCTGCGCGCTGAGACGGTAATCATTCACCAAGTCGACCTTGCTAAGAACGCCCGCATCACGCGGGTTGCGCAATCGGCGGATGGCAGATTCGCTCCCCTAGAAGGGCAGAAGGGCGCGTTCTTCTCTGGCTCTCCGGCGCGTAATCGTGCCGCTATCGCTATGCTCAATGGCGAGGTGTTGTGCGAAGGCTTTCAAGCGTCTTCTGACGTAGGCGACTGGATTACGGCGCGCGGAGTGGTGTTCGCGTGTCGCGGCTCTATTCCGCCTGAGCCCGGTCATATGGCCGGGTATATTAGCGTTGGGTTCAAACAGGAGCCTCGTGACATCGTAGCGGTCAAAGCTCGTATCAACCAAACAGCGCGAGAGATGGCGAGGTGATCCATGGACCCCGCAACAATCGCGCTCATATTTGGCGCGGCTAAAACGGCTTTCTCTGCGATTCAGCAGGGCATCAAGTTCGGCAAGGACATTCAGTCCATGACGAGCGACGTGGCGAAATTGTACGGTTCCGTCGCCAAACTGACGCAGGCTTCGGCTGATCCGCCAAAGCCAAAACTGTTTAGCAAGCTAACCGCCGAGGAGATCGCGCTCGACATTGTGCAGAAGCGCAAGCAAGCAGCGGAATGGGCAGAGCAAGTTAAGAACGAGTTTGTCGCAGTTTATGGTTTACATGGCTGGGACGAGGTGCAGCGAGAAATCATTCGCGTCCGCAAAGAGCAGAAGTTTCTGGAAGAGCAGAGAAAACGCGAAGCGGAGCAGATGAAAGCCGATTTAATTCTCTTAGGGTCTGTCGTCCTAGTCGCGATATTTTTGATTGGCTCCGTCGCTACAATAGCAATTCTCATAAACTGAGGTGCCCCATGAAAACGTCTAAAGCTGGTATCGCGCACATCCGTGAGTTCGAGGGCGAGCGCCTAAAGGCGTATCGTTGTTCTGCAAATGTTCTCACAATCGGGGTTGGGCATACCAGTGCTGCTGGCGCTCCCGAGGTTTGTGAGGGCATGACCATCACTGCGGACGAGAGCGCCGCGATCCTTGCTCGTGATCTTGAGAAGTTCGAGCGGGGGGTCGA